GTTTTAGGATCAGTAATATAAGCGTGATAGCCTTTAATAATTGGCCCTACAACACTACTACTGTTATGATTTACTACAGCCCAGCAATTAATTAAATCTAAATCAATAGAATCTCTATTACGACTTAACCCTACACCTTTAAACTGATAACACAACTTTGCAATATCATTTGCCCGTCTATTAGTTTGATTATCTTTTGGATGTAATCTTACAATAATATGCCTGTCAGTATGTTTTCGTATTTGTGTTAGTGTGTCTACTAACCATTTGTCTAAACTAGTATCTCCCATACTCCAGCCCTGATTGCGTTGTGCGCAAATTAAAATATGCCTACCATTTGTTTTATAATCTTCTAATTTTATATCTAAATCTTTAGATATTTGAGACCAGCGTGATGGATCAGGATTGTTATCAAAGTACTCGCCTGTATTTGGAAATATGCCGTTAAAACTATAACGCAAATAATGATGTGGTTGATTTGTCTTGTTAGCATACAAGAACAAGTTTGCATCAACAGCGCATACGTGCTTATTTGCTGTTCGATCCATAACTGCTTGTCTTAATTTGAGATGTGGTGCATCTTTACCTACAGAGTGTTGCCAGCCTTGGATAACTCCAACATCTGCTTCGAGCAGTCCATACCCTTTATGTAATACTCCTTGATCGCCGATTGCATTGACACCTTGAACAAACTTAGTTAGTATGTCAAATTTTTCTTGACTACGATTCTTGCTAGGAACTACATTATAGTAACTAACTACTTTCATTTACAATTTCCCAAGCATACCCGTTCATCATTTCTTCTCTTGAAAATTGTGCATAACTTAAATGAGCCATTAGTGCTGTCATTTCATCTTTGTCAGGAATGTGTAGGTCTTCAACTTGATTTAAATTTGTATTACATACCATTGTTGCACAATTTGGTCCTAGTGCAATTGCCGGCTTACCGTGCATTAATGCTTCTAAGGCAGCAATACTATTATATGTAACTAAGCAATGCACTTCGTCGTCTAGCGCATCTTCAAGACTATTATTTGAGATACGTTGTGTTCTATTAGGCTTCATTCGTACTTCTATTGGCCTATCAGTAAGTGTTTTTAATTGTTTAACAACTTGTTCTGTCCATTCTGCAGGTGATGGTTGATTAAACAACATCATAACTTTTTCACTAGGAGGACAAATTAAAATTTTCTTTCCTGGACGAAACTTTTTAAATTTCCATCTAAGTAATCTATCTGTTGGACGTTCTATAATAGGTCCTAAGTTTTGTAGATTATTTTTTGTAATTCTATGCCAGCCTTTTGATTTACTTTTTGCATTACCAAAATATCCTGTGTCAATATAGTAAAACTGTCTACCAGTATCCCAGCAATGCTGTACAGCTTCTCTTGTTGCTTTGCCAACACCACGCATAAGCAAAGGCCCAGAGGTAGTTTTTTCATCGTCGAAACTACTTAAAGTTCCGCCACAGCCATAAACAAATGATTGTAAATACTCGTCAAAAACGTAGTCTTCATTTTTATCATAATTTAAAGCATCGTTAAAAATTGCAGCTACTTTAGAAGTTTTTCCTTCTGCAAATTTGTTTTGTATTATCTTCATTGCTTCTCCTTTAGAATAGCCATAATATTTTCCTGTTGGATCTATTAGTGCATATGACAATGCTACAATAGGATCTTTTGTTATATCTGCATATGATAGAGTTTCTGATACTTTAGGTACATTTCTATCTTGTGACATTTTACTATATAAATTTTGAACTTCTTGTGATAGGTATTTGCGTTCAGCTCTATAATATTCTAAATTATATTCGCAATCTTTATATTTTTCAAACCAAGGACCGCCTTCTGTATAATGTAAAAACTTAGGCTTACCATCTTCGGGTTCTTTATACCAACCAACTAACCAGTTCCATTCGTGACTTAATTTACCTACTTCTTTATCTTCTAGCCAACTAAATCTATGTAAGTACTTGCCATCAACTTTAGGATCGTTAACTAATTCTTTTGTTAACAATCTATTACTTGGATGTCCACAGTTAACTAACATCATACTTGACCAGTTCTTACGTGGATAGTTGTGCTGTTGTTGCCCGTCCATTTTAGTTCCTGCTTTAGGTGTGTAATCGTGTTGGGCACACATTAATGCATACTTGTTGTCTCTTTGATCAAATAACTTTTTAACATCGTCTAGTGCAATAAAATCACAATCAATAAACAAAGCCCACCCATTAAAATTTGTAAGCTCAGGAAGTAAAAATCTAGTAAATGTAAATTCTGTACTGGCAAGTTGATCCTTTTCTCTCCAGTACATTTCTTCCTTCTTTAACGCATTTTGCTTTAACGGAATAACTTTGATTGGTACTGATGCTGTATCTTTTAAACTTTGCCTACACGCTTGATATGCAATGTCTTCTCTGCTGTCCCAGCCTACATATATTCTTAATGGTTCCATTTAGTCTCTTCTTTCGATATCTTCTTCGTAACAATCGCCCCATTGTACTTCTAATATATGAGCATTTTCATTGCTAGGATTGCTTGCTTTGTGCCATACCTCTATGCCAATTTCATAGGGCCTGCTGTGTTGTTGTAATACTAATGAGCTCTGAATACCGTTCCATTCTGTATCCATTTTAACTTGTCCTTCAAGTACAGTCCATTGTTCAGAACGTTTGAAATGCTTTTGATCACTTAATGATTTACCTGGATAAATTACAAGTTCTTTTACCTTATAACCTTTTTCTGGTTTATGATCTAACACACGCCAGTACCCCCAATCACGTTCTGTCTTTTGTGTTTTCCACTCGTCGAGTATCCAACTACTTGAATTCATTTTATGTTCGCCGCCTACACCAAATTCAAAATGCACTTGTGGATGATCACCATACGTAGTATATTCAGGTGTTGTAGTATTTGTCCTATCGCCACCGTTTGCAAAAATAATTTTACCTGTGTTAGTTGACATAGTATGGAATATTGCTTGACAAGCACTATCGTCACTGTCATCAAAACCAATTACTTTATCAACAACTTCCATTTCTCGTATCAATGCCATACGTTCGTCAAACGACATAAAGGGTCTTCCCTTTTTGCGTGTAAGCCATTCGTCTGAGTTTACACCAACAATGAGTTTGCTACCAAGGCGTTTGGCTTGTTTGAAATATTCTATATGACCGGAATGTAGTGGATCAAAGCCACCTGTGACTAAAACTATGCTCATAGCAATATTTATATACGTAGTTTATTTTGACATAATAAGATGAAACCAGGGAGCACCTTGTGCTATTTCATCCTCACGCCACTGACAATAACCTAGATTGTATAGCCATTGTTCTCTAGCAAAAAATGTTGGATTTTCGATACGTTTTAAATTTTTGTTACTACACTGCCACGCCATTGAACTAGCACACATACTAAATGTAGGAATACCTTCGCATATACTTTCAGTTAGTGCATTAGAATTAAATCCTACTACAGCGTATGCATTTTTAAAATCTTCGTATAGCCCGTCACCACCTTCTAGCAAGCCGGCGCCGTGTGTGTTAGTGCTTATTTCAACGTCAAACTTTTGTAATATTTCTAATTGCTGTTGTTGTCTTAAAGGATGCATACGCACTCTAATGGGTCTATCTGTATACTTTTTAATTTGATTAATTGTATAGGTTACAAAATTTTCATACGTTTTATGTTTGGCCAGTAAGTTGCGTAAACTACTATCACCAGGACGCTGTAAGATTAATAATACATAATCGCCTGTAGTGCGCCAAGGCTTAATTTCTATATTTTGTTCTGCTTGTATTCTGTGCCATCTATCTGACGGACAATTTTCATTACAGTAGTTTCCTTCGTTTTGGAAGTAACTAGTCCAACTGTATCTGTGATATGCCATTGGGTTTGGAGGCTGTAACATATTACGTCTAAATACTGCGCTCTCAGCTACTATGAACGGTTTATTGCTGTCTAAGATATACTTATAGTACTTGTTAAGACTGCGTCTTTTCTGTCCAAGTATATTATGTTGTATGTAAGCATCTGCAGATGCAAGTAATTCTTTATCTTTAAAAGATACTAATTTAAAGTTGGGCAGATTGGGCATAGGGTGATTCCTATACATTTCTTTAATACCAAAAACTTGAGCATCTTTATTTGTAATCATTAAACTACCTGTTAATTCTTATAAATATTTATATGATCATAAGCTATGAACACAAATTTATTTTTATTAAAACAAGAAAAACAGCAGGTTCTAGTGTAGAAAGTTATCTATTTCCGTACTTAGGAAAAAGTGATGTTTGCACAGGAAGTCCAGGTGATGGTACTCCTAAGATTAATACAACAGAAATTAATGGACATAAGGGTTGGAACTTTGTACAACAAAACTTTAAAGATGAATTTGATAACTATTTTAAATTTACTATTGAAAGAAATCCTTGGGACAAATATGTAAGTATGTACTATTGGTATAAACACACAAAGCCTAAGAAAGTAAAAAATGGGTTTGAACACTTTATTAAAAATTTAGATAAATTAAAAGTTGTTGACACTAGACTTTATTTAGATCAAGAAACTATTAAAGTAGATAAGATTATTAAATACGAAGATTTGCACGAGCAATTTCTTAAACTGCCAATACCTTATAATGGAGAATTATTAACAACATTTAAAAAGGGCGGCGTTAGAAAAAACAAAGAATATCAATCAATGTATACTGAAGAAACTAAACAGATAGTTGCTGATCATTCTAAATTTATTATAGATTATTTTGAATACAAATTTTGATTTATTTTAAATAGTTTTTATATACATTCAAATATTTGTCAGTTCTTTTTTGTTCGCCCTTTAATGTTAAAAATGCACTGTTAGTTCTATTTTTACCAATTGCCATCCATAGGCGATCTAAGTCTTCAAATTTATATTTGTCTGCTAAATTATTTAATATAGTTTGGTCTCTTCCCCATTTCCAATCGTTAACAGGTTCAGACATTAATTCTTTATAATATTCTTGACGAAATCCATTGCTGTTAAATGCAACAAATCCCGCTAAGTATCTAGATTCTTTATGATGTTTTAATACGTGTTGGGCTTCAAATAAACGCTGTGTTGCTGTTTGACCAATAGGTCTAGTGCATACTGAATCTGCATCAAGCGTAATTACAGGTTCATTATTTTTAAATTTTCTAGCAACAGCTAAAAATCTAACACACTGTAAATAAGAAATTTTTGATTCATCGTTTATAAATTCTCGTTTTTCAGTAGTAATACTAACGTTATCTAAAGAATTCTCAACTGTTGGATTTACAATATGACAATGTAAATCAATCCAAGGGTTATGTCGCTGTATACTTTTTAATAAAGGTACAGCCCATTCAGTATAATATACTTGGTCGCAACCTATAAGAATGTTACAAGGTTGCATCTTCCATACCCGCTACTCTAAGTTTAACTACGTTTGTTATCTGCCATTGCTTTTGATCAAGTCCTTTAAGTAGACCTAACCACTTGTTACGCATTAGTGCAAACTCGTTAATAATCTTTTCATAGTCAACAACGTCTGCCTCGCCGTCAACGTATTTTTCTACGTCGCGACTAGACAGAGCTCGTTGATAGTTTTCTAGGTATTTTTTGAAATACGAGCTACGCAACCTACGTAGCTCGATATTGAGATAGTTTAGTATAGCTTCAATTTCTTGTAATTGATTAAAGCGATGTTCAACAATACCAGGCATCTCTGCCGAAGCACGTTCAACGTTACCTGAAAGTTTTACTTCAGTACGAGCTTGTGAAAGCTCATTATCAAAGTACGCAACTGCTTGAGGTATCTTGCTTACATCACGTGAAACTTCGCTATACCAACCCATAAATTAATCCCAATCTATTTCTTCATCAAGGACATCTACATCATCAAGATCTAGATAATAATTAATAGCATAATCTAATGCACCGTCATTACCAAGTGCATCTTTTAATGCTTCATCGCTAACACCGTAATCAGCACACAAATCAATGTATCGTTCTGCCGCTATTTCTACGTGTTTTTTGTCCATATATTCTTTAAACATCATCCAAATATCAATTACTTGACGTTCGTCCATAAACCCTACTCCTCTGTTAGTGTAAGCTCGTTATCTTGTAAGTCTAGATCACTTGATTCTAGTTCCTCGGTATTTACCACTTCGGCTTGCTTTACCAAGTAATCTGACATAACTTTATCGAGATTTTCTCCTACCCATTTCTTACGATAGTCTAAAATTTCTTCACCGTCGAGTGTAGTGTATGCAAGTCTGTTGCCTTGCTTTTTAATGATGTCTTTTGCTTCAAACAGTTCAAGTAAGCCGCTATAAGGATTCATACCTGTTTCGTATGGAATCTTTACTTGTACGCCTTCAAACGGTTTTGCATAACGAGTTTTCATAACCTTACAGCCAGCACGGATACCCATAACTTGACTGATCTTGTTACCATCCTCGTCTTCTTTTAACTTCATCTTCTTCATTGCAACAACAATTGAAGATGCATAGATAAAGCCTTGTCCACCACTGATCTTGTCATCCGGATCAAACATATCTTGTGATGCATATGTATGGTTAGTACATACTAGTCCTACATTGTAACTACCAATCATATTAACTGTGTTACGAACAAGCGATGTTAACTGCTTGGGCTTACGACCCATATCACCTTTCATATCACCTTTGTTAAACTGATCAATATCAGTAGGTGTTAATAACATACCTAAACTATCAACTACAAACAATACTTTAGGACGATCTTCTTCTGGCATTGCTTTGTAATCTGCCATAAATGTTGACATAGTTTTTGCTACATCGTCAATCATTGACATATTAAGTTTTAGTAGTTTTTCTTCTGATGTGTCTACATCTAATGCTTGTAGCCACGATTCGTCAAGTGCATTCTCTGAGTCAATTAATACTACAAAGATACCTTGATCCTGTGCTGCCTTTACAATGTTACCTGAACAGATATAACTTTTACCTGCACCAGATTCACCAGCAAACACAGTTACCTTGCCTAATGGCACACCTTTGTTAAAGTCGCCACTAATAAGATAGTTTAGTGCATAGTTGCCTGTGCTGATCCAATCAGTCGGATCATTAAATCCGCTACTCATACCAGTAATGGATTTTGTTAAGTCCTTACGGAACTTGGTTGGGTCAAACGATTTGTTCGCCATATTTTTCTCCTATCTAAAAAGCTCGACAGCTATTAACGTTTGAAGTGTTGACAGGTAAACCGTGAATCTCTGCTTCGGTTTTGTTAATAGCTGTCATAATGTGTTACTAAGACTGACGTGCTCTGATCATTGCTAAAATGTCATTTGCATCGCCACCGCCTGCTGGTGCCGCTTCGGCTGCTGGTGCTGCCGGTGCTGCCTCTGCTACTGGAGCAGGTTCTGCCGCAGGTGCTGGTGCAGGAGTTGTTGCTTTTGGCGTTGCTACTGGATCGCCTGTACGTTGCGCCATTCCCGCTGGACGGAAATATTGACCCCAACGATCCATATCAAATGCTTCACCGTCTACTGACGCTTCAAACATTTCTTGCATTACTTTAAGTTCAACTGCACCTGGTTTTTTAGGTAGGAAATCGCCTAAGTTAAACAAGCCGTGTGCATCAACAGCAGCCATTTCTGCATCACCTAATGGACGATCTCTACGTGCCCAGTTAGATGTTGAATAGTCTGCATATCCACCTTTACTTGTTTTGTTAAGACGGAAGTCAACACCACCTGTGTAATCAGTTGGCAATTCTTCCATATCCGGATCCATAAGTGCTGCCTTAATGATCTGGAAAATTTGCGGACCAATAATAAACCTACGAATTGGGTTCTCTGGAGTTTGATCATCTGTAAGTGGATTATCAGTTACAAATCCTTGGAAGATATATGAACGCTTCTTCCAATATTTACGACCCATATCCTCTAATGAAGGATCTTTAAACCAGCCTCTAACTTCGTTAAGAATGTTACAAGTTTCGCCGTACATTTCCATACAAGGGATCTGTACTTGTACAGGACGTGAATCAGTTTGTCCTGTTACACCTGCAAATGGCAGTTTAATTACTAAACGTTCTTGCCAAAAGAAAGTGTTATCTGCATTGCCATCTGGAAGGAAACGTAGAGTTGCGCTCTCGCCTTCTTTAATATTCCAAAATGGGTAAATGCTGTTGTCACCACCGCCTGATTGACGGTTGTTGTTACCTGCTTCTTGCTCTTTGAGCTTTGCTCGGATTTCTGCTAATGATGCCATAATATATGCCTCCTAATTGTAATTGCCTTATAGCCTTTGTGCCTTTGTTTTGCAGCACAGTTATAATAATACACTGATCTGCTAACATTGTCAAGTCTTTTTTTAAAGAAAAAACATAAAAACTTATAACAGGACTATTATAGCCCTGCTAATCTCTTAATATCGTTATACTCTTCGTTCTTTCCTTGGTTTACAAGTCTTTCGAAGTCGTCTTTACTATAATTATCTCTTGGATCAATACCTCTAGTTGCTCCTGGCGTTGCAGGGCTCGCACCAATTTGGTTAATGCCTGGGACTCTTAATTGCTGTCCTACTTGAATTTTGGCATCATCGTCCAATCCATTAATTTCAATAATGTCACCTACTGGTGTGCCTGAGTATTGTGATAAACTATATACAGTGTCGCCTTTGCGTACAGTATACAAATCATCTTCTTCGTAATCACCTTCTTCTAAATCAGGATCTTTAAATTGTTTATACTTTGCACCAATTGCTTCAATAAATGCTTTTGCAGGATTAATATACTGCTCACCATAGTCTTTTTCAATTGCTGTTAGTACTGCTGTTTCGCCTTTTGGAAATTGTCCTGTTTCTCTATCAAATAATGACAAGATAAACTCTGTTACAGGAGTTTGTGGTTTCTTTGGCTCTAACTTTGGTTCTGATTGTGGCTTATCTGAAAATTGTCCCATCACATCGTCTAATGCATCTGATAACGGATCATCTGATTCGTTCTTTTTACAGCTACCTTTTTCGCCACGCTTTTTGCCTGGTACTTTTGAATAGCCTTTCCAGCATTTATCGTACGTACTGCTGTTGCCGTGCTGTTCGCCTTCCTCAACACTGTCAACTAAGATTTCAATCATATCGTCGCCGTTGTTAAGGCCACCCTTTTTAATCTTTACATTGTCTTTACCAAATTTTGCTATTGCATCTTTTGGATCCATTGAAGTTTGCTTCCAACGCTTTTCGCCTTCAGTAAATGTACGCCAACTTGGGTTACCGCAATCTTCACAAACATCGCTTGTGCTTTCCATAATATCTGGAACACCGTTGCCGTTTTCGTCTTTCCACCAGCTACCTGTTTCATCGTGTGAATCGTGTGAACAATCACAGTCTGGCTTACAGTTATGCATTTGACATCCGCAATCTTCACAAGTATACTTACTTGCATCAATTTTAGACATTTTTTCACCTAGCATATCTTCTGGTGTAAGTTCTTGTGCTTTAGTTGCTTCGCCTACTAGTTTATATACAAACGGAAATACATCTTTTAAGTCTTCGTTAAACTGTCTAATAGTTAATTCGTCAATCCAGTTTTCAGCAACATCACTTGGCACATCTTCCATCATTGGAACTTCGTATGACTCAAATGCTGTTTTGTAATAAGACTCTTTTTGTAATCCGGACACTGTCTTTTTAATAGTATCTAGTCTTTCAACAACTGCTTCCATATAGCCTGATAGACCTTCAGCCATTACGCTTGAGCGATTCATATATGTTTTGAATTTACGTAAGTTAGCTAGTTCTTCAGATAGTCCTGTAATATGTTTGCCAAAGTCATCGTATGGCTTGCCGCCTTCTGCAACGTGTCTTGCCATTGCTCTAGCACCATTCAAATGCTTAAACGGATATTTAAATCTTTCACCTTCAGTGTTTTCAACATATATAGCACCAATTTTTTGTGTTCTACCTGCTGCTAATTCTTGATTAACACTTTCAGTATGTTTAATTGTTAATCTTGCATTACCAACATTTTGGTAACTTACTTTGCTTGTGCCGTATAATTTAGACTCGCTCATTGTGTCTTCTCCGAAGTTTTTCTGTGCTAGGAATTTATAATCTCTTTTATCTAAGTTTGATTTTGTGATATCTCTAGTATCAAACTGTAGCAGTCTTTTCTTAGCAAAAACACGTAATTCTTTTAAGAAATTATACCAATTCTGTCTAGTTAATGTATCTTCATTTTCTACAAAACTATTGCTATACATTACAGAAATTTTATCTTCGGTAACGCTAATACTTACTTTGCCTACATTTTTTGCGCCTTCTTTGTAATCAAAATCAAAGAAGCGGGCGGTTAGCGGGTCCATTGTTACTTTACCTTTTTCGTCACCAATAGTAACGCTAGGAAATCGACCACGTATTTTGTTAAACAGATCTTCTGCTATGTTATCAAGACTCTTCATAATATTATTTATCAATAATTGCTGCTAATGAATATCGGCATTGGCGGCTCATAATCCTCATCTTTTTCTGCTTGGTTAAAGGAATCATAAATTCTAGGATCCCAGTCTTTAAGTACAGCCATCATCCTTATAGCAAGTAGCGTTGAACTTACTAAATCGTCAGTCATTCCTACTTTTGCTTGGAAACTTGATCCTGTTGCAACATAACCTTTTAGCTCAGATACAAATGGTTTACTGTTGATAATCATTTTATCATTTTCAATCATAGTTTTTAGTCTGCTGCAAGCTGTAACTTTTGTACCGTGTGTAGTGTTAAAGCCTTTGCGGAATTTACGAACGTGTCCTTTTCGGATAGGCTCACTGACGAACAAACCCGGAATGTTCTCTTCGCCGTAGTCGTTTATAACGATAAGGGCAGCTTCACCTAGTCCATTGTTCTCCACGCTCCAGTAAATTCCTTGCGGGTTATTTGTTTGTGTTTCAATATATCTACATATGTCAGCAAGTACTCTAATCTGCCCCGGTATTGCAGTTTGATTGTGTTGCCACTCTGCTACTTGTTCATATGTAGGTAATTCAAAGACTTGTATTGCGGCGTTGTCGCCACCTGTGCCCATACTAGGGTCAAGTGCAATAGCATATGTATAACTGGGCGAAGGCTTTTTATACCAACGTGTTTGCCCCATATTGAGTGTTGGTGCTTTGCCTTCCATAGTTGCAAGTTTAATTGAACTAATAAGTGTTTCGTCAAATACTAAGAATTCACAGCCGTATTCACGACGGAACTTTTCTTCACCGATACGTCCAATTTCTTCTTCTTTCCATTTTTCGTCTCTGTCAGGATGTTCGTGCCATTCTGCAACAAATCCGTGAAATCCGTTTATACCCAGTTCATTTTCATTGCCGTGTGCATCAAACTTGTCTTGAGATTGTTTCCAAATAGTAGCAAATGTATCTTCATCCGAGTTAGGTGTGCTAGTAATAATAGCACGACCACCTGTTGCTAGTGTAGGTGATATTGATGTCCAAAACTCTTCAGCAATATTAGGTTGCACAAATGCAAACTCGTCACAGTATAGTAATGATATGGACATACCACGTCCTGTGTTGCCTGTTGTAGTTTGTGCTACAATACGTGAACCATTTTCGAATTCAATACTACCTTTGTTGTAACTTGTAACACCTGCTCTAATATGATCTGGACAAGTTTCGTATACGTAACGTATACGTGCCATAATCTCTTGTGCGCCTGTATACTTGTGTGCTGCTACTAGGATAGTTTGGTCTGGATTAAACATAGCATACCACGCTAGATAGATACTAGCACACGTAGTTTTGCCTGTTTGTCTAGGCATCATATTAATATTAAATCGATAGCTATGATAACTATCCATTAAGCGTAGCTGATATTCAAACGGATCAAATAAAAGTTTTCCTTTTACTGGGTGTTGAATATAAGAAAAATGTTTTGCAAAATGCAAATATCCAAGATCAGGATCCATACAAGCCATAAGGTCTTGCATTTGATCTTCAGTAAATGTTTCTTGTTTATTTGCCTTCTTAATTAAGACGCCGTCTAATGATGCTGCCATAATACTATTTAACCAATTATATCGTCATAAAATCCAGTATCGAATCTTAGATCAAATAACTTACGTTTATCCTGTTGTATAATAATAGGCACCGGCGATGCATTAGGTCCATTAGTAGGCTCACTCCAAAGCAGTTCAAATTCGCCAGTATCAATTTTTTTATGTAGTTTTTTTAGTCGTCTACGATTGTAGCCTGGACAAATGTAAACAATGGCCTGGTTGTTGCCTAGCGGCTCAATCTCTCCAGACCATTGTGTAATTTTTAATTCGCCTTTTTTAAGAGCTGCGCCGCTCCAAGGACATACAGGTTTTATGCGTTGGAAATATTCTTCCCAATTAACCTCTTGACTTCTTACCACGACTCTTTTTACCTCTAGAGCCCTCAGTTGTTTGGATGTCTTCGTTACCGCGTGATGCTTTTAATGTTTTCTTCTTACCACGTCCGCGCCCCTCAGCTGTCATTTTTTCGTTTAATGCTGCCCAAAGCTGTTCTTTGATTGATGTTTCAACTGCAATAGGATTATCTCCATCTGCTGCTGGCTTATGCATTTTCTTTTCACGGTTAATACCACCTGACAAGTCTTTAGTCATTGTCTTAGTATCGCTATATTCTTCTTCTGGTGAATTATCCCAGTCTTCCATTTCTGGTTCATCTGCTGGTGCATCTGGTTCCATATCAGCATCACTAGCAAGTTTCATCATCTTTTTCATATCGCCCATTTCGTGGTCGTGTGTGTCTAGACCCGCTGATGGCATTGGCATTGGCATTGATACTGGAGCATCTTGTGGTGCAATTGCGCCACCCATTAATTTAATTAAGTCTTCAACTGCATCGCCTCTTGCATTTAATGAAACATTCATTGACATTTTATCTTCTGGTTCTGATGGCATATCCATTGGCATACCGCCTTCTCCCATTCCGCATTCTTCTACTTGCTGAATTGACTCTAAAATAGTTTTCATATCGTTAACGTTTGATCCTGCTACTGATGGCTTATCGCCTGCTGCCGCCGAATCCATATTTTCTAAGATTTTTTTCATATCCATTGTATTAGCCTCCTACGACTGCTTTGGTGTTTTCTGATTCATCAATGTCTTTAGACTCGCCTTTTGGAGTGCCCATTACTGGGTCAACTTCTCTTTCTTTGCGAGCAACTTCTAGCTCTTTCAATAGATCCATTACTCTATTTCCTGCTACAGATTCTTGTGCGCTTTCGCCGCCTAGTTCTTCTGTGTTTAGCATTGATTCGTATGGTTTGGTTTCTTTTTCTTCTTGATAATCTTCTTGTGGAGCAAGTGGATCACGTACGATAATGTTGCTTTGCGGGATATCGCAACTCTTACCTAAATACTCTTGTAATACTTGTGTAGTAGTAGGGTACGTAACTTCTGCTTCAAAGTAAGTAACATCAATATTTTCTAACTGTGGAAAATCTAATGGACGTTTTGAAATTGGAACTCTTTTGCCATCTGTAACTTTAACTAAGCCAAATCTGCCTAATGCAGTTTCAAGGTGTTGTTTACACGCTTCTGCATAGTCGCCTGCTACTCCAATTTTAAAATCGTATGTCTTTTTTGATTCTATTAGATAATCTGTAAAATTTTTCATAATTATTTTCCCGCTTTGTATTATTTATCAATATTCTTGAGTTTTTCCATTAAACTATTGCGATCTGTAACTACGTAGCCTTCACCGGTTACAACATTGCCATCATTGTTTATGCCATCTTTGTCCATTTTTTCTTTTTTAAGTTGCAGATCAATCATCTTTAGTTTCTTGTCCATTTTAGCAACCTTGGCATCTAATGATGTTTTAAGCATTCCGCCTGCAACTTCAAATACTCTGCTTGCGTAACGTGATTCAACATTCATTCCTAAATCCATTAAATCATCATATGCGTCTAATGCTTTCTTTGCAATGTCTTCAAGTTCGCTATCTGCTTTATCTCCAAGTCCCTTTACTCTAGGTAACGCACTAGCTATTTTATCAAGTTCGTGAATATCACGTTGTGTTTCTTGAGCTTGCACAACTGCTGTATTCTTTTTATCTTCTTGTTTTGCATCATCGATAATTTCTTTAGAATCAGGCAAATTTAATAATTCTTCTAGTTTTTTGGTCATTGGACTTCCATTATATGCTACTATTATTTATCGTCTTTTGCCATTATGAAAAATATCATTTTCAGTTATAATCCTAAAAGTAATACCTTTTTGCTTACAATAAGCATATGCAGCGGCCCATTTAGCTTGATTAACAATATAACTTGCTTGATTAACTCTGCTACGCCCTACTTTTTCTCTTATTGCTTGATTAGCAGGTTTAACTTCAATTAATTCAACTTTTTGTTTTCCACCTTTATCTGCATACGCAATAAAGAAATCAGGAACATAAATTGTATGTTTTCCTGTTAGTGGATTTTTATATGGAATACGTATTGCTTCACTTGCCCATTTTGCAACACTTGGATGCTCGTCACAAAACTTCATAAAATGAAATTCCCAACTTGATCTATATGTAGGTGTTCTAGTACCTATGTATTTTTCAGGTTGCTTTGGTGTAAACTTTCCCTGAGCAAATCTAGCCATATCACGCTACAATATTTCGTTTTTCGATTTTATCTGCTGATTCGGTTCTTTTAAAACCTAGTGTACTTGTTTTAGGCCTATTGTAATTTAATACTTCTGTAACGATTGCACTTAATTGTACTTCAGTTAATCCACTTAATGTGTCTAGTAATTTGAATACATTAACTTCGTCAATCTTAGCCTGTTGCAACAACGTAGTCGAAACACTAATTGCTGCTGTTTTATCAAATCCTCTTTTGGTAAAGAATGTAACTACAGCATCAACTTGCGTTGTTGGAAAGCTAAGTTTTTTTGAAAAGTATGTATCAAAAAATTTAGTAACACCTTTGTCATCAAAGTTGGTTGGTTTATCTTGTGGTAAACTTGACATAATATTTTTCCTTAATCAAATGCTGACTTTGCTACAGTTGATAATGCATCGTAACTTTGCCTTGCACCATTGATTCCTCCAGTGCCACCATCTGCTTGATATTTACCCAAGAAGTTTTGGAATCTTGCATCATCCTGGGATACAGGATTTGTGTCACCTGTTGTAGTTGATGTATTTGATCTACTATTAGATACTACAGCTGAAACTCCTGCAACGGCTGCTGTTGCAAGTAATAGTTTTCCTGCATCGCCGCCACTACCTGAACTTTTAGGAAAGAATGTTTGAGATACTCCACTAACATCTATACCAGCTGCGCTGCCAATTACATCTGTAAGTATTCTCATACCACCTTGTCTAAGACCATCAGTGCCGTTGTTTCTAACACTATTAATTAAGTTAACTGTTGCAATACCTGCTTCTAAAGGATTGCTAAAGTTTTTGCCTTGTGTAATATATTCATATAGATCAAGGCCAGTGCCAAAGATGCCGTCAATGCCTAATTGTCCGCCGCCTAATGGTGTAATAGGACTAGGTGTTGTATCGTAATGATCTGTTTGTCCAAATCCTGCTGGTTCGCCGTTGTTACCTGCTTCTACGTGTCCTCTATCATAAAATACACTATCGTAATTAATAGTCATTCTATTTTCTAAAGGATTGCTTTCGCTATTTTGTACAGAATCGTGTGACCAGTCAGATATAATAGGATTTACTAATGTATATTTTGTATAACTCTTACGAGCCATTTGTGCAATTTCAATACGGTCAAAAAATGGCACATTTGGAATATTATTATCCATACCAAACTTAAATGTGTTTGTGCCAGGGCCATCATATAATGTGTCGCCTGTACGACGGTTGCCATATGCTCCACTATTTAATGAATGGTTTGCGTCTGCATAATAGTACCTATAATATGCTTCCATTAGTGCAGTTGTTGCACCGTAATTATCATCGTGAAATGTAATGTTTATTGGGCTATAATCTATACGTGTTTGTACATTCTTTTTACGATTATATTTGTTTTTAGTTTCAACTGTAGCTTGAAACTTAGGTAAGTCAGCTTGTTTAACAAGCATACCAATTTCGTGTTTGTATTGGTCAACTTCTTGTATTATAGCTTTTGCTTGTTCTGTAAGATAAAAAGTTATATGATATGAAAAAGATAATTTAGGTGCGTGTTTTTGTGTATCAGTAATATACAATCGTGAGGCGTGTTGCCAATCGGCCATATTACCTTTTGGACTTAAAATGCCGTTTGCTATATTATCTAAAAATCCGTTGAACTTGCTCATACTAATATTTATCTTTACAAATTATGTGCGTATATAATAAAAAAGGGAGCTCTGCGGCTCCCTCTCTATAACGAATGGCTTAAAGGAGTTTATTAAACGCCGCCGCCTGTAACTAAAGTATTTGTTGTACGTCCAACTGCTGTACCAATTCCAGTACCTTCTGGAGTTTGGATTGCGTTGTCGTATCTAATTGCAAGCGTTACTGTTACTGGCTCGTTAGCACTATAAGCTAATGAGTTGTAAGCAGCATTCTGTACAAAGCAACCATATAGTTCAAAAGTTTCTAGTACATTTGGTGTGTTAGCACCGTTACCACCATCTAAGATCTCAATACGTGTAGTAAATTTATAATCTTGTCCTGATGCTGCACTTGACTGCTCGTAGAAGTCGAATTGTTTCTGTAACTGCTCGCCTACTAGTTTTTGTACGTTGTTGTTTACATCTTCACGTAAGTTCAGCGTAATTGCTTCCCAAGTATGCTTACCTGCTAGGTATGCACGTGAGTTGTAAACCTCAATTGGAATCTCTTCAAAACTTACTGTTGGACGAGTTACGTCAACAACTTGTTTTGTTAATTCTGTTGTCGGTGTTGATACACCAAAGTTTTCCAAAGTAACACGGAAACGGTACTGTAACTTAGGCATCAATAAGCCTTGAGCTGCTGCGCTGTCCCCAGTTGCTAATGGAACTGTAATTTTTGATAGTGTTGAAATTGCCATTCTATTTTATCTCCTGTTGCAAGTATTTAGCATATTTAGGCCCCATATTTCAGGGGCCTAATTAGTACCTTATAATCCTGCTATTTCTCCAGTGTTTTTAAGTCTTAGCGGAATGTAAATAAATTCTACTGCTTTTACAGGTTCAATAGCAATGTCTAAGTATAGTTCATTTCTATCAACTCTGCTTGGCGTATTGTTTGATTCATCACATACTACTAAGAAGTCATATAGTGCTCTTTGACCAACTAGCTCAAGCATTAAACTCTCTGCTGCTTGTTTGATCTCATCACGTGTAATCTTATCATTTGGTTCAAAGATATATGGTTTAGCTAACTGATTTAACTGTGAACGTAAGTAAATTACCAAACGTGCTACGTTAATTCTGTCTAATGAACTTGCGCCTCTTGCACGAGTTTTCTGTCCATAGTTAACAAGTCCTGCGCCACTAATAAACGTAATTGGGTTAATTGCTTGTGCGTATAATGTATCACGTTGACCTTCGTTCAACGCTACTGTTACAAATTCGCCTTCTGCATTTACAAATCCTGTTGATGTTGCATTAGTAATACCACCACGTCTTGTGCCTGCCGGAGCAAACCAAGGATAGCTAACTTGATCACTTAGTGCAACTGTGCGTAGCATCATATGACTTGGAGGAACAACTACGTTGTTACCTGCATTGTCACTTGTAAAGCCCCAAGGATAAAAGATACCAAAGTATTCATCACGGCTAGTTAAGCCATCATCATTATCTTCTGGTGCTAATGCTTGGTTAGTTGCCCAGTTGTTTAGTGAAGTTGCGTCTGAAGCAAGTCTTGCTGGTGTGTCACCAATAACAAATGCACTTAGGCCTCTGTCATAGTTTAGTGTGATCATTTCACCAATTAGCTCTGGATAACCTGGAGTTGCCATCAAGTTAAAGATTCTTGATTCGTCATCTCTAATGTCATCGTTTGAGTTAACCATTGCTTGTAATGCTTGTACAACAACTTTACGCTGTGCGTGACGTCCAAAGCTACCTGAACCATCTGCTTGGTTGCCTGACTCTGTTACCCATCTGTGTGGATAGTAAGCACCCATAGCTTCGTCGCCGGCTCTTTCGTTGTCTGAATTAATATCAATTGCATCACGTACAAACTTTTTAACATTAAAGCCAGAACGTCTTAGGTTCCATAACAACATACCTTTTGGATATAATGCTGGATCCGGTGCATCTGGATCTAAGTAATCGCTTGTTAATAATGTGTCAATATCACCAGCTGTGCCGCTGTTTGCGCCTGCTGTGTTGTAACGTGCATCTGCAAACAAAATACCATCTTCTGATGTTTGATCTGCTTTGTCTAATAAAATCCAACGATTTGCAATTGGTGTATTTTGCAATTCTGCATTATACTTGTAAATTGCAGGATAATTTTCTAAATCAGCTGTACTAATCCAAAGATCGCCTGTTACTAATGCAGTACCATCACTTTGTAATAACGGTGTGCTTGCACTTACAATTGGACCATTTGGATCACAATCAGCATATGCTGCACTAAAGTTATGATAACCTACCCAAGTAGTACCATTATGGATCATAACGTCAACTTCGTCAACAATTGAATTGTACCATAATGCACCATCATTAGTTAGTGCTGTAACTGGATCATCTGATGCAGTATAAAATGCTACTTCAGTTCCTGAAGAGTTTGTAGTTGCTTTCCAAAGTGTAGCACGTAATTGTAATGGAGCTGTATCGCCATCTGTTCCTGCTTCGTAATACAAGTTAGGAGTTCCATTGTTAACGTTTGCAAAGTGTGCAAAGCCCATTGAGCCTAACACTGCGTCTGAGCCATCATCTGTTAATTTAATGTCTCCGCCTTTTGCGTGTTTAATAACAACTTTGTTACCTGTTGTAACTTCTGCACTCACGTGTGGTACACCAGCATTTGTAATTGCCGCTGCAACTAAGTCTGCATCTGAAGCTGCGCCAGTTGTTGTAATCTCTGCTACAACAATAGTGCTTAGTATGCTTGAGTTAGGAGCAGTTGCTTGAATACCAAAATTGTAAGTATCAGCAGTAATGCCACCTGAGCCAATTGACGAACCAATAATTGTAGTAGGTGCAACAGCGTTACGTTTGAATACTTTAAACGTTGCTAATGGCTGTGCATCTCCAGCAACGTTTGCTTGAACGTAAACATCGCCTGCTGCAATATTTGAACCGCCGCCTAGTTTATCTAAACTATTAAGTGCTTCTTCGTTTGACTTGTATAATGGTGCTGAAACAGCGTCCCATAATTTAGTTGCATCGTTCCAAACTTTAACTCTCCAACGTGCGCCTGCACCTGGTTCAGTTGTTTTAAGCCATACACTACCTGTTGGGCGTGAATATGTGTCGCTTGTTTTGAATGATGGAACTCTAGTGTGCTTGTCAATATGTAATTCTGGTGGATAATATGTAGCTGCTGCAATTCCTAGTTCACCTAGTAATGTTGCATCACCAACAATTTCAATTGATCCAACCGCACTTGAATCAGCTGCTGCGCTGTCTGTACCGTCACTGTAAATTTCTAAACGTCCATCAACTGTTTTTGCACTAATGTTACCTAGTGGAAATAAACTTACAATATTAGCTGAAACATCACTAATAATGTCTGATTGTGCTACTGTAACTGTAGTTCCGTTAATAGTAAATGTTGCAGAAGATTGTGAAAAACTTGGGTTTGACTTAGTGCCGCGCACTGTTGCCCAACTTAATGTCCACGCATCTGAACCAACTAGTACCCAAACGCCTGATGCGTTTCTGTAAAATAATCTAACAACAGTTGACCCAAATACTACTGCATAGTCACCAATTGCGCCGACAGTTGCTTTTGGCATTTTTCCAGTAGTACCGTTTGCTACCTGTGATCCGTCTGTTAGTTGTGTTGAATCTGTAATTACAATTGGAGTTTTAGTAGTAAACGATTGACCACCTGTTGTGGTTACGCCTGCGCCATTCCATTCTTGAATGCCAAATTCTGAAGTTTGTGTATCAACCCAGTAAGTTCCAGCTGCCGGAGTTGCCGCCGGTGCATCTGCTGAAGGACTAATTTCTGCTAAGTCAATATCAGCTCTTACTACCCACGCTCTGTTGCTTACACCTAAATACGAATATGCAGCCTGTAAGCCGTACTCGTTAAGTTCGCCAGCGTGAATTGGATTATTGTTGTTGTCTGTATAAAACAACGGATCGCCAAAGGTATCTGCTAGATCTCTTTGTGATGTTAATAAGTATGGTTTACCAGCGTTTGCCTTTAGTGTACCCTGTGCTGTTCCTGTTCCACTTGCATTTAGCTTGTTAGAAGCAGATGCAACAAAGATCATTGGGGTCGTGCCAGGCTCTGCCGGAGTGTAGAATGATTCGTTAATTACTTTAACTTCTACTCCTGGTGATGTTAATGCCATTTGTCGTTCTCCTAGTTTACGATTGTAATTTTGCTACTTGTATTTAGCAGGCAATGAAAGAATTGGGGTGTTTAACCACCTAAAAAAGGGGCCAAAAAGGTGAGCTAAATACAGTATGAGACCATTATGCAAGTGCGGACAACGTCCTGCCGCTGTAAACTATAAAAAAGGTAAGAAAACTTACTATCGTAGACTATGTGAAACTTGTTTACGTAAAGGCCTAGGGCACGGTATTCCTAAGTGGAAACAAAAAGGATACGAGAAAAAAGACGCTTGTGAAAAATGCGGGTACCATAGTAGGCACCCTGAACAGTTTAATGTGTTTCACATAGACGGAGATTTAAATAATTGTCGGCCTAATAATTTAAAAACTATTTGTGCTAACTGTCAGCGAACTCTTCAAAAAGAGGGAGTTGCGTGGAAACAGGGAGACCTAGTCCCTGATTTTTAAAAATAGTTTTAATTAGTATATCTACATTTTTTTCTAAACGGACCAAGTCGCCATTATTGTCAATTGTGTAATCACACATCCATTGCTCAATACTCATTGAACTAGGATCTTCTGTAGGTAAATGATCGCACCGGTCTACCCAAATAGCATAGTCAAAAATTTCTTCATTTTGCATTGCAAAAAATTCTCGTCTATTTCTTAGACCACAATAGATATCGTGTTTCGCAAACAAGTTGCGTCCTAGTTTAGCTAAATCGTCACTGCAATAACCGTGTATCATATTGTACCATTCAGACCGATGATTATGTCTATCTGCATAACATTCTTCTTCATCGGCATAACCGTATTGGTCTTTTAGATCATTAAAAATAAAAAGTTCTGAACAAAATTTTGATGACGATTTAAATTTATAACCATATGTTTCTAACATCTCACATACAGTATCTTTGCCGTGACGGCCGTGGCCTACAACTAATAGCTTTGGTAACACAAATTACTCCTTAATAGATTTTATGTGTAGTATAGCGTAGTTTGTAGTGGTTGTCAACCGTTAATCGTAGTGTCCGCCCAAAACAGCAACTTTTTTGATATCTTCGTTAAAAATTTCTGCTTCACGTTCTTTCCAAGCCTTTTCAAAGCCTGCTTCATATAGTTCTATACATCCTGATTCATTATTCCACAAACGTTTGAAATAGTTATCATAATAACTTTCTACAATATGATCTGGCTCTTGTCGGGGGATGAGATGACCTTTGACTATCCAAAAGTATCTGTTGGCTTCTTTACGTACAAATGGACTGCACATTGTGGGACCTCCTATTGCTGTATATGTATTTACAGTATAATAAAAAGTTAGCGTTAACGTGTGGGGTTTTTAGCCTATTGTAAATCCGTAGCCAACTCCGCCTGTAACTTGTTGACTTACTTCTTGTTCTAGTTTTTCCATTTCACTTTGTGCTTCTGCTTTCAGACTGTCGCCATTTAGTGTTGACCCACCTTGTGGACCTGCAATAGTAGCAAACTTTGAACGTGCTTCACCTAGCATAAATTTACAAGCTGCTAAGGTATAATCTTTAATCCATTGCTTAACAATGTAATCATTTAATAGTTCAGTATCAGGACGATAATTGTAGCAATACAGCATAAGATTTTCTTCTGCTCTTGGTCGCTGTAGAATTGTTAATTGCTTTGTAGAAGTATTCCATTTGAATTCAATAAACGATCCAAACATTCTTCCTACTAGTTCTTGGTATTGACTGAACATATCATATGTTGCTAGTCCTCCTAGATTAGAACTTGCTAACAAATACGTATTTGTATATGCCATATTAAATGGTTCAAATAATGTGCCGCCATCGCCGCCTCCACTACGTGAGCCTATTGACCTACGGAATATCTGTCGAACCTCTACAACTTCGTTTGGTAATGTATATGTGTTCTGGTCAAGCACTGTTGGCATAAACAAGTAACTTTCTTCAACTGAATTATCACTACGCTGTCTAAAACGAGTTAATGCCTTTGTTAAAGCTGTTTCATAATGTACGGGGTCAAGTTCAACGTCAACCATACCACCGCCTAAGAAGGTATGTACGTAATCAAATATTTCTTGTTTTTGCGTTGCTAGTGTCATATACGTTCCTCTGTATAGTATTTATCGTTTCGATAAATATGTGTATGCCAAGATTAAGTTTATATAAACCAGAAAAGGGTAAGGATTATGAATTTCTAGATCGACAGATCACAGAAATGTTTACCGTTGGTGGTACTGATATTAATATTCACAAGTACTTAGGTCCTGAAAACCCAGACGAAGCATCAGCAACTGCTGATCAGCCTCGCTATGACGCTGTAAAAGAAACTAACATACAAGATTTGTTGTTTTTAGAAAACAGAGATAGAAAGTATGATCCAAACATTTACACAATGCGTGGAATTTATAATGTGCAAGACGTTGATTTTAACCTATCACAGTTTGGTATGTTTTTAGATAATGACACATTGTTTATGACTATTCCTATTAATAGTAGTGTAAAAACGCTTGGTAGAAAAATTATGAGCGGTGATGTTATTGAATTGCCGCATCAAAAAGATGAATATGCTGCTAATGATTATGCACTAGCACTAAAAAGATTTTATGTAATTGAAGATGTCAATCGTGCTAGTGAAGGATTTTCACCCACTTGGTATCCACACTTGTATAGATTAAAATTAAAACAAATAGTAGATTCACAAGAATTTAAAGAAATATTAGATTTACCTGCAGAAGAAGATAACGACAACGGCACAACATTAAGAGACTTACTTTCTACATACGAAAAAGAAATGCAAATTAATGATGCAGTTTTAGAACAAGCAGAAGCAGATGCTGGAAAAAGTGGTTATGATGTAGGACACTATTATACCCTTAATACAGACACCGACGGTAATGTTGAAGTTGAGAAGGTAGGTAGCGAAACTGTTACAACACATCCTGCTAAACCTGGATATGACGGATACTTATTAGGCGAAGACGGTGCACCTAATGGTGAATCGTTTGGTCACGGAATACAATTTCCAAATAGTCCTGGTGTTGGAGATTACTTTTTACGCACTGACTTTTTACCTAAACGTATGTTTAGATATGACGGCACTAGATGGGTTAAAGTACAGGATGCAGTACGTATGACAATGACTAATAGTAATGATAGATTAACACAGAAAACTTCTTTTGTAAATAATACTGCTTTCACATATAATGAAAGAGTCATTAGTGATTTTAAAATTCTTACAGAAGGTGATACTACATTTACTACAGAATTTGATTATCCGGTTACTGCATTATATCTAGTATTAAAATATAAAGTAGTTGAAGACGGATTTGTAATTGCAGACTATCCTGATATGATAACTGATGATGGCAATGGTAAGGCTGTAATTAATTTGCCTGTTGTAAACGGTGCACAATCTACAGTTAAATATACAGGACAATGGGAAGTTATATTGTATAACAACAGAGAAGCGCAACGACAAAGCCTCAGCAATGTGCTTAGGCCTAAGGCAGATTTATAATGCAACATTTTTATGATGGACAAATAAGACGTTACCTTACTCAAATGATTAGAATGATGAGCGGGTTTTCTTACCAAGACGGCAAAGGACAATTAACAACAGTTCCTATAACGTACGGTGATATTACTAGGCAAGTTGGAAGTATTTTAAGAGACAATTCTGAAAATAAAATTCCTAGTGCGCCAAGAATGGGAATTTATGTTACTGGTTTAGAAATGGACAGAAGTCGTACAAGCGACTCTAGTTATGTTAGTAAAGCACATATTAGAGAAAGAGCATATGACGAAGAAAATAACGAGTACCTAAATACAGATGGTAAAAACTATACTGTTGAACGATTAATGCCTACTCCGTATACGTTATCAGTAAATGTTGATATTTGGACTACAAATACAGAACAAAAGTTACAAATTATGGAACAAGTTCTAATGTTGTTTAATCCAAGTTTAGAAATACAAACTACTGATAATTATCTTGACTGGACCAGTTTAAGTGTTGTTAATTTAGATACCATTTCTTGGAGTTCAAGAAGTATTCCTACAGGAACTGATTCAGAGATTGATGTAGGTTCATTAACTTTTACAACACCAATTTATATTAGTCCACCTACTAAAGTTAAACGTTTAGGTATTGTTACTGATGTTATTAGTAGAGTATTCCAAGGTGGTGAAATTGACGACCTTGATGATGCAGCTAATATTAGTACAAAGATTTATGTTGACGAAAACGGTGATCTGCAAAGAGGAAAAACAGAAGCATATTGGGAAACTACACAAACTAGACTAAGTGTTGGCCCAACTAACTACAAAAATACAAGCCTATTAGTTCTTAATAATTCAATTAAATTAATTGACAAGGGAAATGTTGGCGGCAAATCTTGGCCCGAATTTTTATTAGCATTCCCTCAAAAGTTTGTAGATGGAATTACACAAGTAAGGCTCACTAGAGCAGATATGGCTTTTGATGTTATTGGTTCGCTTGCAATTAATCCACTAGACGAAACAGAAGCTACAGTTTCCTGGGATGAAGATACTATCCCAACAGATTCACTAATAACAAGTGAAGTAGGTGCTAGAAATAAAATTGATTATATTATAGATCCTACAAAATCAAATCCACAATCATTAGGACTATCAGGCAATCCTAGAATATTATTATTAGGCGATATTGGAGATGCCAAAAACAACGACGGCTCTGATGCTTGGAAAAATTCTGACAATACAGACTTTATAGCAAATGCTAATGATATAGTTGAATGGGATGGATCTAAATGGACTATTATATTTGATGCAGACGTTGACCTTAGTGTATACGGTACATTATACACAACAAATTTAAACACCGGAGTGCAATACAAGTTTGATGGTAATGACTGGTTACTTTCGTTCGAAGGCGAATATCCAAACGGCACTTGGAGTTTAAACTTCTAATATAACTACATATATGAACAATCAAATCATATGCAGTGGAGCATTATTATATTCTCTTGATTCTAAAAGGTTCTTGTTTTTGCATCGCGCAAACGGGAAGCACAAAGATGTATGGGGTTTGGTTGGTGGCACTAACGAAGGTATTGAAACACCGTGGGAAGGCCTTAGACGAGAAATTGAAGAAGAAATAGGAAAAGTTGAAATCAAAAAAACTATTCCGTTAGAAACCTTTGTATCTAACGATACTAGATTTAAATTTCATACATATCTTTGTTTAGTCGACAAAGAGTTTATTCCTAAATTAAATTCTGAACACGATGGCTACAGCTGGTGTAGTTTTAGCAAATGGCCAAAGCCGTTACATTTCGGCCTACAAAATACACTAAGCAAAAAAGTAAATCTTACAAAATTAAAAACTGTTTTTGATGTCATAAATTTACTTGACTAATAGTCCAAAAGAAAGTATAATATAAGATATGAAAGTATTAGTTTTAGGTGACGTCATAATTGACAAATATGTGTATGGTACTAGTTCAAGAATTAGTCCCGAAGCGCCTGTGCCTGTTGTAACTTATCAAGAAGAAAAAGAATCACTAGGCGGCGCTGGACTTGTATACAAAAATTTAAAAAGTTTAGGTGTAGACGTTACACTGTTTGAAACAAAACAACCACTTAGTGTAAAGACACGTATTGTTTGTGACGGACATTATATTACACGTATAGATGATGATAGAGATGCAGATTCAAATGCAGTACTAGCAAATGTATTACGTAGTGATTTCTCTGAGTATAACTATGTTATTCTAAGTGATTACGACAAAGGTGTACTAGACAATGCGAAACAAATTATTGCACACATTAACAGTCAAGGACCTAAAGTAATTGTAGATCCAAAACGTTACGCATTCAATTATGAAGGTGCTTGGATAGTTAAACCAAACAACAGTGAATACACTAAGTTTGAGTTTGACGAATGGCAAGGTAATATTATTACTACTGATGCAGGACATACAGTAGATGCTACAATAGACAATGAGCAGTTTAAGATTCCTGTAGAAAATGTCGAAGTATCAGATGTCACTGGAGCTGGAGATTGTTTTATAGCTGCCTTTGTATATGCCCTTACAAAAGAATATGATTATGAAAAATGCTTGCAATTAGCAGTAGCAGGATCTACTGAAAGTGTTAAGC